AAAACGGTACGCGGGACCGAGAGGTGATTTTCATGGAGAAAAAGTTCGCATACGTGACATGCTTTACTACGACGAGGAAACACTCACCACCATGTATCCAAGCATTCGTTTGAAGAATGTGTTTGGTAAGACTAAAACAGTCAGTACACTCGATGGGTACGTTACTGATCTTCGAGTTCTTTAGTGGCGAGGTAGAACTTCAAATCACCTAGATTTGCGACGTTATACTTCAATATGAGGAATCGGTTATTATCCTCTTGCATGATTTGCACGGTAGAACACATGCTCGTCGCTTTCGTGAAAATGTTCATGTACCGAAGGGAATAGGTGCCACATATGCGTGGACTCTCTTCCGTACATTGAATCTCCGTCTCTTGATTCGCGAAATCACCTTCACACTTCAAACGAAGAACTTTACCATCGCGTGTGATTTCTATGTCGCCCCCGATGTTATACATGTCGCGACAAATCCTTTGGAAATCTACGGAAGGCATCGGTGTCACGGTAGTCATGTTCATCTCCGGAACCTCGATTTGGTTTTCGTTGATATCGAGAAGCTTGAGTGCAAACTTGGTCGACGTCTTCTTGGTTTCGCTATGAATTTCAATGTTCATGAATTCCCTGCAATCAATGCTAATCACGAGGACATCGTTGTTCGTGATAGATTTGAGTAGCTTGAACGTGTTAGACACGTTGATACCCGCGACGATCTCGTTTTCACACTCGTACTCTTCAAAATTATCCGAAGAGAGAAACATGTCGACGAGAGACGTGCGCGCCGTATCGAGTGTGGTGATGTACACGCCGCTCGGCTTGAAATAGATATTTACGTCATTGAGTATGTCTTTTAGTACCTCGAAAGTCGATTTTATAGCACTCGCCTGTATCGTAGCGAGCTTCATGCCTAAAACACTCCCTATTTCTTTATGCCTGTGTTATAGGCTTGGGACACGTCACGGTTTATCTTTTCCTCGAGTTCGGGTGTCATCGCGGGTTGGAGTGCGCGTCCGTAATCATCCAAACTAAAAATATCCGAATTGGATTCTCCGTCGAACGTGGTCATGGAACAGTTACCGAAACCACATGTGCCTATGTCATCCACTGGGAGAAGTGACTCGAGCCAGTTTCGTATCTCGTTTCCTACCAGCATTTTACCATTCTTCGTGAGCATAGTGGGTACGCGGTTTATCTTGTGTGCATACTGTGGTGGGATACCTTTGAGATTCACATTATGGTAACTCACCAGTTGTGCCAACTGTGGGTGTCTTTTAATGTAGTCGATGAGATCTAGACTGTGACTACACTTTGGACTGTATATCAGAAGCGACATCTATTAAATTATGGGACTAAAAACTTTAACTTAAACAGGCGCGGTTCACATAATATTCTGGGTACATCGTATAATGAAGAAAAAAGTCATCATCCCCATTCGGTCCAATGGTAAGTTGAGTGAACACGGGTACTACGATGTTCGCGATAAAACTGAACTCGCCAGGCACCGTGCGTTGGCGAAGGTCATCCGTGCCGGTGAACCACCACTCGGTCTGTTCAGACGTTTGAATGTTTTAATGATACTGTTTAGAACCACGGATCCTAAACTCTCAAAAATTTTTAAGGCGGATCGAAACTGGGTGAAATCCAAATACATGTAATCGAAAAAAATATTTTTTTCAAAACTTTTTTTAGAAAAAAGAAAGTAAAAAAATAATTTTTTTTCTAAAACTTTTTCGGGACTAAAAATTTTGTGAATATATATTAATGCGGATACTGTATTTGGTACTGTTGATTCTACTTGTACTCTTTTTGATGTCCAGGACAGAGAGGTTCTCTACTAAGACGAAGACGAGTGACATAGACGAAAATGTCCTCGACCTCACGGATTACAGACGTGTCGAAAACGTCAAGGTATCGAACGATGTCATGGAAAAAGTTGTGCTCGCGGTGAACAAGCGGGTTCAAGAAATCACGGGACTCTGCACTTACATTGTGCAGACCACGGAAGTTCGAAAATTCAAACACGATGAAACTGGAGATGAAGTCTACAGGTGTAACTTCATGGTCGTGAAACACGGTGGATTCCCATACGCCTTCGCCGTATCATCGGATGTGCGCATCATGGACGATCCACATAGAGTGAATTGGAACGACATGAACATGCAAGCGACACTCAGAACCATGGGCGTAGAACCAGATTTGGGTGACCTCACGAATGTTCCAATGGAATTCATAGACGAAGAGACAGGTGAGGTGGATACGACCAAGCTCATCATTGCCAAGTACATGAGTGAAGTGAGCAAAACGAATCCAGTCGTCGTCGTGATCTCTCTTCGCACACAACCACTCGATGTCGATAAACCAAAGAATACTAAGATGTTTACCACTGACAGGGACATCCGTGAATTCGAAGACTTTTCCAAAGTCAGAGAAAACGAACTCAATTTCGTGAGAAACACACCACTCATAGAGAAGGTCATCCCAACTACCGAAGAGATGTACGGTCGCCCAAAAATCCTAGAAAATAATTAATTTGGATAATGTAATGATCAGTGTCAATGAGATTTCAAAGATAGCTGAAAAAAAGAATCAATTGAAAAAGGAAACATATAAGAAGATATATGAACAAATATCCAAAAAGATTCGCCAGACCGTGGAGGTTGGGAACAAACGTCTGTTCGTACAAATCCCACCATTTGTCGTGGGATACCCAGCCTTTGATAGAATAAAGGCTACGCACTACATTAAACGACAGCTCGATTTAGGTGGATTCGATACGAGACTCATAGGCGATCACGAGATATTCATCACGTGGTCCATCAAGAAAAACAAACCACAAAAGGAAACCGCAGCCCCAGAAGATTTCGGGGATTTTCCATCATTTGTTAACCTAAAAAAGGTCGCGAATAAGTACAGGGGAAACGCGGGAAAATGATTTTAAAAAAATTTCACTTAATCATAAATGGACAACCTCAATATACTCGTAGAAGCCAAGCGGGAGTACTTGGGTCAGTTGTGTGAGCTCATGTGTCCAGTTATGATTGAGAATTTTGAAAAGATGTACGAAGAGGCGTACACGATGTCTAAGGGAAGAAAGGTGCTCATGATGTTCCAAAAGCTTCTCAAAGAAGTTCCAAACTGGAACGAGGGCATGTCTAAGCAACACACGGATAACATCGCGAACCGATGTGCGTGGTTTAACGATCTCCTCGCGGCCGTGTTTGTCAGTTGCGTTAAGATTCTTTCGTCCGTGCGTCTCGGTAAGGACAACAAGAAGATTTCGCTCAAGCTTCCAACGAATGAAACGTTCATTCAAACATGTTACAATAACGTGGCGAAAGAACTTTACAAAGACCCATACATATTTTCCGAGAACCTAAACGAATACGCGAGAGATGAAAAGCTATACGAACGTTTCGCTATCGCCATTGAAGCGTCTGTTCGAGAACTAATTCCAGTGCAACAAATTCTCCAAACGTACATGTCTCAAGAAAACAAGGATATCGATCTCGGTGGCGAGATGGAAGACACAGAAGATCCAGATTTTGCAGATGAAATGGCGGAACCAGAACCAGAACCTATGCAGGAACCGGGAATGGGTCACGAAGGCGAAGGCGAAGGCGAAGGCGAGGAGTCCTTCCCACCACAAGAAGAGGGACCCGTCGATGCGGAGCCGGAAGCTTCTCCATTCGACAACGAATTTAAGACAATTCCCACGCAGGATCAACCAGTGCAAGAACAACAGGCCGAAGAGGAAGAACCCGTGTTGTTCCCAGATGCACCCGAAACCCGTGCAAAAAAAGTTGGTTACTATTAAATGGAATTCGAAGATTACCTCAGAGATCCAGCTTGGGCCGCTATCATCGCGGGTCTCATCACGGCGGGCTACGTCCACGTCAAGGCGAAGCTCAATAACGAAGGAAAACTCCCAACGAGTGCTTATTCCAAACCAGCTTTTCTTAACGCAGTTTTAGTATATTTCATCGTGTCTAACGGTATAGGAGGTAAGGAGACCATATCTACGGAACCATTTGCTTAAAGATAAAATTAGTATAGATTACAGTAAAAATGAGTTCCGTAAACGCCTTCAATGATATGATGGGCCAATTTCTTGCGGAACTTCACAAGACGTTTCCAGAAGAAAAAGGTATCAAGAAGTGCATGTCCGGCTTCGAGCTCATGCGAACATCGAACCCACGTCTCGTCGTAGACGGTTTCATGGCTGGTGTCACCCCATTTGCGGATAAGATTTCCGCGAAGGATGACACTTTCTTTTTGAATGAAGCCAAGAACCTCGAATTTTTGAAGGGTATCAACCTCGAGGGACACTGGGCGAGTGTTTCGGAAGGAACGAAGGATGCTATCTGGCAGTACATCCAAACCTTGTACATGCTCGGTACCACCATCAGTTCTATCCCAGAAGACACCCTTTCCATGATTGAGAAGGTTGCGAAGCAGTGCGCAGACCAACTCGACACGGAAGGTGGAAACATCGATGAATCTGCGCTCATGAAGACCATGCAAGGTATGTTGGGAGGCATGTTGAAAAAATAAAACTACTATATATAAATGAGCTCTTGGTTTGAAGATCCCAAGCAACTCGTGCGAAGTGACAAGGTTCTCGAATTCTGGCCAACCAATGTCCAGCCTTCAGCGCAACGCGTGAATGCTGGTTCTAGGTTCATAATATATGCCGCAACTATTCACTACCTTATCAAACGTGATGTCAGAATATTCGTGCTCGCCGCAACTGCACTCGGTGTTCTTTATGTTATGGAACGTTCGGGTATGGTGAAAGAAGGTGTCGCGGGCTCCACAGAATTTTACGAAACTACGGCGACCTCGTGTCAATTGCCAACCAAAGACAATCCAATGGCGAACGTGCTCATGGGAGACAACCCAAACAGACTCCCAGCGTGCTCGTACCCAACCGTGAGAGCTGATGCAGACGCATTCGTTGTCGGGGACACCCCATTTGGTCCTGCGCGTTCTAGATCTAGTATGCCAGTGTATCAGCAAAATGCCGTCGCGAGACAATTCGTGTCTTCTCCAGTGTCTACCATCCCCGGTGACCAAACTAAGTTTGCCGAATGGCTGTATGGAAAGAAGAATGCACCCATGTGCAAGACCGATGGCTCTGTGTGCGATCCAAATGCCCGGGGTGTCCAACTCGAAGCCTTCGCCGGCCTCGATCCAAATGGGGACAAGAGAAGTGGTATGCATGGATTCACTCACGCCTAAATAAATAAATCTCACGTAATAATAAATGGCTTACCAATTGCAGCCCGGTCTTAAGTTGGTTCAAAACCCAGCCGTTCCAGTAAACTGTGCTACCGAAGAAGTGTTCGTGTATCCTCAGCCCAGCACCTTGAACTATGGTTCCGGTCGTCCAAATACTATGGTGTATGGCACGTCGCCATACATGGCGGGCAAGGGTGCTCCAGCGGAATTCATTGACACGAGTGATGAACTCCGACCACAATCGACCTCTCGCTTTAATAAGGTACTCGCGAAGACGTATGAACAAAACTTGTTCCCACTCCAAAACATGGAATGCAAACTTCCTTTGCAAAGCATGACGTACGAACCAATGAGCACTCGTTCCGAAGTGCAAAATAGTATGTTTCAGCAAAGGTACGTAAATAAAAATATCAATAAGAAATAAGAATGGCTGATCCCATATCTGTAGCAGCTATCGCAGGTCTTATATACGCGGGTAGAAAATTGAGCCAACCAAAGGAGACGTATGAACCCGCGCCTCCCCAAGTTGCCCGAGAAGCGATGCTCAATCGGGTGGTTGAGCCAAAGAACTACCCGATTGAACAAGTCGAAATTCCACAAGGACAAAAGGCCGCTGTTTCAAATTTCGGGGAGATTGCCCCACAATTCAGAACGAGTGGTGAACAGCTCCGAAATAGAGCGGACCAATACTTTGTGGATAACAACAGGATGAACAATGTTTCTCCCGTCGAGAAACAATTGGTTGGTCCAGGTCTCGGTGTCGATCCAAATGTGCCATCCTATGGGGGTTACCAACAGCTTTTGCGTGTGAACCCAGAAAATGTGGGTGCATACAGATTGACGACACTCCCAGGTAGATCTGGTCCAGCGTACGATTCTAAGGGTGGTCGCCGTGGTTTGGTCGGTCTCGTGTCTCACAACCGACCAGAAAAGACGGCGTACCTTCCAGAACGTCTTCCAACTACCTTGGGTCGCGCACAAGGCATGTCGGGGCGCACTGGTAGAGGTGAACATGAACGCACAAAGCGTACTACCAACCGTTCTGAGACTGGTCTCAGAACGGATACGCTCAATGTCGCCCCCGCGAAGCGTTTCGTTCCAGCGAATACGGTCTCCCAAGATCCAACGAGAAACAAGAAGGATGGTAACATCGAACAATATGCGTACATGAACCAGCCACAACCAGGTATTAACAGTTACAGACACGGTTACTTGGAGTCTCCAGCAGCCGCCATCGGCGAAAAGCGCGTGTACGGCTCGGGATACACCGTGG